TGGCAGTATTCTTGGAGGATTGTTTGCAGATGGTGGAAGGCCACCTGTAGGAAAAGCTTCGATTGTTGGGGAGCGAGGGCCTGAGCTATTTGTTCCAAAAGTTGCAGGGACTATTGTGCCAAATAATGCGTTGGGTGGTGGTGATTCAGTTGTAAACAATATATCAGTCAGTGTGGATGCTACAGGTTCTAATGTTAGCGGTGATAGTGCTGACGGAAAAGCACTTGGACAACAAATTGCTGCGGCAATTCAAACTGAATTGATTAAACAAAAAAGAGTTGGAGGATTACTAGCATGACAACATTTCCAAATATTGCACCTTTATACAGTACTCAAGAAACAAAAGAGCAAAAAAATTTAAGAATACGACTGGGTGATGGGTATGAACAGCGTTTAGTTTTTGGATTGCCAGCAAACAAAAAACTTATAAATTTAAATTTAACTTTTAATGTTTCGACTACAGATGCCACGACAATAGATACTTTTCTTGATGCTAGATTTGACGATCAAGCCAGTTTTGATTTTACACCCCCAAATCATTCATCAGCATTAAAATTTATATGTACAGCGAGAAGCAGAACAGCAATACTTCCAGATAGAGTTATAATGAATTTTACATTTGAACAAGTTGCAGAACCATAATGGCAATACCTATTTCAGAATTACAATCAATTAATCCTTCAAGTATTATTGAACTTTTTACACTTGAACTATTTAATAATCTTCATGGAAGTAATGATGTTTTGCGTTTACATTCTGGAACTAAAATGAATACTAATACAGATATTGTTTGGCAAGGTAATTCATATCAAAAATTTCCTATCGAAGCAAGTGGTTTTGAATTTACAAGCAGAGGACAAATTCCTCGTCCCTCAATGCAAATAGCTAATTTAATTGGTTTAGATAAAGATAATAAAGTTTTAACTATGTCTGATCTTATGGTCTTAGTAAATTTAACAACCCCACAAAATGATCTTATTGGTACAAAAGTTACAAGAATAAGAACTTTGGCAAGCAGTCTCGATGCTGTAAATTTTGAAGGTAATACTAATCCTTTTGGGACTCCTAGTGCAGATGAACTTCCTCAAGAAATATTTTTTATAGACAGGAAAGTAAATGAAAATAGACTTTTTGTGGAGTTTGAGCTAGTTTCTGAGCTTGATTTAGCTGGATTAAAAATACCAAAAAGACAAGTTCTTAGATCTGAATTTAAAGGGGTGGGAACATTTATTAATTAAATATGTGGAAAGAGAAAGCCTTTACACACGCTTTAGAGCAACAGCCACTTGAGTGTTGTGGTCTTTTAGTAGAAAACAAAGGACAAAAGGAATATTGGCCTTGTACAAATGTTGCTGATAATTATGGTTCAAAAAGTTTTGTTATTGATCCAAATGACTGGGCAAATTGTGAAGATAATGTAGATCAGATTTTAGGCATAGTGCATAGCCATCCAGATTTTGATATGAACTTTTCCGAAGCTGATATTGCCTCTTGTAACCACTTAGAATTAAGGTTTTATCTTGTAAACCCTATTTCTAAGAGTATTATTTATATAGATCCACAGTAAAAAATGCTGACAAAAATAAAATTATATGGAAATTTAAGAAAATATTGTAATAATGAAAGATTTTTTGAAGCTCATATTAGAAAACCAATTGATGCTATATCTTTTTTAAAATGTAATTTTAAAGGTATTGAGGAACATTTAGTTAAGTATCAATATTGTATTAAAGTCAGGGGTCAGGAAATTTCAGAATATCAATTAATGAACAATATGGCTGGTGAAATACAAATAATACCACTAGCACATGGTAATTTTTTAGGTATTGCTTTAGGTTTTGGTTTAAAATTTCTTGGTGGTAAAATTGGAGCAACACTGTTAGGAAGTTCTTTATTGGCTACGGTAGCTACTTCAGTTTTGACGACTATAGGTACACAAATGATAATTGGAGGTATTACTGAATTACTTTCTCCTACTCCAACTAACAATAGAGGAGGCAGTGGCATGGATTCTACAGACCCCGCAGCTTTGGCAAGTAATTATTCATTCTCAGGGCTGTCAAATATTTCCAGAGCGGGTATTCCTGTGAATGTGGTTTATGGAGAGATCTTTGTTGGATCTATCACAATTTCAAATGGTGTTGATACAGTACAAGTTAAAGGAAGCTAATTATGGGAACAGCATCTTCAAGTAATCCAAATGCCATAAATGAACTTTTTGGTTTTAATGATGCGACATTGCCTAAAGATGCACTATCAAGTAAGCAATTTTCTACTTTAGTAGAAATCTTGTCTGAAGGCCCAATTGAGGGATCAGCATCAGCTAGTAAGGCTGGTGTTACAGATATTTCAACTGCTGAATATTTAAACCACTTCAAAAAAGATGTTTTCTTAAATGGAACACAAGTTTTGCAATCCGCTGCAAACGCAGCAAATCCGCAAGAATCACAGTTTAATTTTAAAGATATTGATTTTGCATTTAAAAGAGGAACTGCTAATCAAACAAAAATTAAAGGAATCAATACTATTGAAAGAACTACACCTATAGGATTACAAGTAACAACATCAAATCCTAGAGAGCATACGGTTTCAGATACAAATATAGAAGCTGTAAGAGTGACAGTACAGTTTCCTAGCATGCAAAAATTTGAGGATAATGGAAACATAAGCGGCACTAAAGTAAGACTAAAAATTAAATCAACACAAAACAATGGCACAATTATCACTCATATAGATGACACTGTGAAGGGTCGATCAACAAACTCTTACAATAGAGACTATGAGTTTGATTTGCCAGCTAATGCAAATTTCCCAGTCGTTATATCAGTTCATAGAATTACAGCAGATAGTACAAGTGCAAAAACAGTAAATGCTTTTAATTTTCTTACAATAAGTGAGCTTATTAAAGAATCTGACACTTATCCTAATACTGCACACATAGCAATAAGAATAAGCTCAGAGCAATTCCCAAGAGTCCCAAGAAGGACATTCCGCATTAGGGGAATAAAAGTAAAAATACCTCATAATGCAACTGTAGATTTAAGTAATGGAAGAATTACATACAGCGGCACTTTTAATGGAACATTTAAAACAAATCCAGAGTGGACAAGTGATCCAGCTTGGATTTTGTTTAACTTGCTTACAAATGATAGGTATGGTGCGGGAATAAGTGAAACTAAATTAAACCAATTTTCTTTTTATTCAGTTAGTCAATATTGTAATGAACTTGTAGATGATGGAAAAAGCGGTCTTGAGCCACGTTTCTCTTTAAATATAAATATTACAACAGCGAAAGAGGCTTTTATTGTTATCAATGAGCTTTGTTCTGTTTTTAGAGGTATAGCATATTTTTCAAACGATACTATTGAAATAGCACAAGATTCCCCAGTAAGTCAGCCGAAATATTTATTCAATCTGTCAAATGTAACTGAAGAGGGTTTCGCTTATTTTGGAAGCAGTAGAAAAGCAAGGCATACAGTATTTAACGTCCAATATCTTGATCTTGATACTCAAGAAATAGATTTTGAAACTGTTGAGGCAGATCAGACGACTAAAGATAAATATGGAATAACTGTTAAAACAGTTACTGCCATTGGTACAACCTCAAGAGGGCAAGCCCAAAGATTTGGGAAATGGCTACTTTACAATGAACAAAACACAGGAGAAAGCTGCACTTTTACAACAACTCTTGATGCTGGAGTTATTGTTAGACCGCATGATGTGATTGCGATACAAGACCCAATGAAAAGCGGAGTAAGAAGAGGAGGAAGAATATCAGCTTCATCAACTCCAACCAGTACACAGATTATTATTGATAATACTTCTAATACAGATTTACCCTCGGTAAATTCTACTCCTACGCTCAGTGTAGTTTTACCAGATGGAACTGTTAGCACTCGAACCATTAGTCAAATCAATGGTAATACAATAACTGTTTCTTCAGCTTTTACAAATGGCTCTGGAGCTAATACCGCACCTAATCCAAATAGTATTTATGTAATCGAAACCCCCACATTAAAAACACAATTATTTAGGGTTGTAAGTGTTAAAGAAAATGATGATACAAGTTTTACTATTACTTCTGTTTTACATGATCAAGATAAATATGCTTTTGTTGAAGATGGACAACAATTGCCAATTAAAAATATAAATACACTTACTGAAATAAAACAACCACCAGAAAATATTACGTTTGAAGAGCAACTTGTAGCAATTAATAATAAAGCTGTAAGTAAAATTATTGCTTCATGGAAACCTGTTGCTGGTGCAACAAGTTACAAAGTTCAATATAGGAGAGAGAATGAAAATTATACAAATGTTACTGTTACTTCAAATGACATTGTTATAGAAAACGCGGACGTAGGAGAATACAATTTTAGAGTTTTTTCAATAAATGCTCTTGGTGAACCCTCAACAGTACCTTTAGAAAAGTCATTTGATGCACAGGGTAAAACAGCACCACCTCAAGATGTAGAGGGACTTTCAATTGAACCTATAGACCCTAAGCAAGTAAGACTTAAATGGAATAAAAGTACAGACATAGACGTAATTCATGGGGGAGCAGTTCACATCAGACATTCTCCCGCAACAAGCGGGGCTGATTTTGGATCTGCTCAAGATCTTGTTACAGGTGTTAGTGGGGCAACAACGGAGATACCTGTACCAGCTTTAATAGGGACTTATATTTTAAAATACACTGACGATTCTGGAAATTTCTCTGTAAATGATGCAACAGTTACAGTAACAATACCGAGTCAATTTACAGAATTAGTAATAATACAACAACGTGAAAATCCAAGCTTCTCAGGAACTAAAAATAATACAACAGTCGCTAACAATAAATTAAAATTGCAAACTTTAACAGCAACATCAACTGGAACATATAATTTTGCAAATGTTTTAGATTTAGGGGCTAGTTTTTCATTAGGTATTAAAAAAGTAATAACAAGTCTTGGAGTAAATACAAGTGATTTATTAGATAGCAGAGCAGGAAATGTTGATGATTATAATTCTTGGGATGGAACTATTGTTAATCAAACAAATGCAAAGTTATCAGTTGCTACATCTTTAGATAATATTACTTATTCATCTTTTCAAGATTTTTCAGTTGCTAATTTTGTAGGAAGATTTTTTAAATTTCAAGGAACTTTAACAAGCACAAATATAGATCAAAACATAGAGGTTTCAACTTTAGGTTTTGATGCTTTTTTAGATGTGAGAACAGAAACTTCAGCTACAAACACCGCAGCGACAAATGGAGTTATTGCGTCTGGTACATCAAACTCAGGTAAGGATATAAGCTTTGTAAATAATTTTTTCACAGGTACTTCAGCTATAGGAGGAAGCACAAGCAGGTATTTACCTTCAATTCAAGTTGTGCCAATAAATATGGGAGTGAATGAGACTTATACAATAACTTCAATTAGTAATTCTGGATTTAATGTCAAATTTACAAACTCATCTGGTAGTGTTATTGATAGAAACTTTACTTTTTCTGCTACTGGTTTCGGTAAATCAAGCTAACATAAAAATAAAATGGCACAATCAACAGATTTTAATATTCCGAATGGTACAGGTCAGGCTGTAAGGCTTGATATACAAGAGGCTGTTTTAGCTTTAGCGTCTTGTAATAGTGGTCAACAATCAGGTTTAGGGACAACTCAACCTTGCCAGCTTTTTGCAGATACTCAAAATAATTTATTGAAAATAAGAGATACAGGTGGGGATGCCGCTGCTGCTTCGGCAACTTTTCACACAATTGGTGCGTTAAACACTGCTAATTTAGGCTTATTGCCAGTATCAGGCGGCACAATGACAGGAGTTTTAGCAGCTTCTAATGGTTCTTCTTCTTCTCCTTCCATACATTTTGGGTCATCTTCAACTGGATTTTTTCAAGAGTCAGCAAATGTAGTAGGTTTCAGCGGTGCAACAAATAAATCATTTCAATTTTCAAATAATGGTCTTGATTTTATAGGGCAAAGACCAGCAAGATTTTACGATTCTGATTCATCACATTTTGTCGCTTTAAAATCTCCTGCTACTGTTGCTTCAAATAAAACTTTTACTCTACCAGCTACATCAAACGCAGGAGAAATTTTAACTGTTGATGGTAGCGGTGTAATGAGTTTTACTGCAAGCCCATCAATAACAAGCATAAAACTAGATAGTATTTTTAATGCTGGAAATCAAAATCAATCAACTGCTGACCAAATCTTTGAGGGTAGAGCTAAAAAATGGATTAATTTTGATGGTAC